GTGCCGCAAGTTTGCCGAAGACCTGCTCAACATCGTTTCCACCGGCCGCGGCGACGAGACCCTGGTCAACCAGTGGCAGGCCAGCGGGATGGCCAAGTTTGATGCCATATCGGTCGATGCGTTTGTGGCCCAGGCCGTGGACCTGGCCACCGTGACCCTGCATTCCCCGCATGCGGCCAGGCTTTACGAATTGAGCCTGTGGAAGTCCGTGCTGGGAGACGAGGCCAGCGAGGAAGACTTCAAGATCATCAAGGAAGAGCTGGCCGATAACATCACCTCCGAGAGCATGCAGCCGCTGCCAAAGGTGGACATGAGCGGTGACTTCAAGGGGTCCAAGCCGGGCGATGGGGCGACCAAGAAAGAACTTCCAGGCGTTGCCGCTGCGGCGTAGTATGGCGAGCGGAGGGTAACAATGAGCGATAGTTCTGCCAATCCGCGCGCACTTCTGATGGACACGTTGCCGCCGCTGCTTCCGCCCGGGCACGCGGTCAACTGCTCACTGCAAATCCAGGTTGTGTGCAATGACCGCATCAACCTGTACTTCGCGCACGAAGGGGAGCCGCCGGTCGAAGAGAGGAAGCGAAACCACGAGATGGGCACTCCGCTTCCGCCCGAGGATTGCGACGTCATCGTCGTCCTATGCACGTCAGCGCAACATGTGATGGCGCCGGCCATCGTGGGGCCAGGCGGACAGCGCACGCAGCCCAATGCTTCGACGGTGGCACACACGGTACTGGCGCGCGTCCCGCTGGCAGATTGGCAGGCGAGCCATCTGGGAAACCTGCGGGGAGGGAATCCGTCGTGACCCTCGGCAACGTAATCGAGGAGGCGCACGCGAGGTGCCACGCACTGCTGCTCGACGTTGCCACGAAGTTCTGGCACAGCCCGCCGGGGGCGCTGCTGAACGAGGCCGCCTCGAACATGGCGTACAGTCTGGAGTACGTTCGCGGGACATGCGCTGAGCAGGCCAAGACCATCGGTAAGATGCAGGAGCGCGAGCGCACGTTGCGCGCCGACATCGAAAGAATCCGAGAGCATGCCCGGGTGAACAGAGCCACCGGGGAGCGTGCGCTCGCGGACAGCATCGAGGCAGAGAAAAAACTCGCAGCCGTAACCGCCGAGCGCGACCGCTTCGCGCTGGAGCTGGCGCGTAGAGTGCGGGAATGATTCATGGGTAGCAACCGCGCCGCCGTCCAGCGAGTCCTCGACCAGACCGTACGAAGTATGGAGGGTATCGAGACCCCTGTCCTGCGCGCGTTCATGCCGGTGCTTCACGCTGCCCAGCGCGAGGTTGAGCAAGAGTTGCGCCTGTGGCTGCACTCGCACCACGGGACAGACACCTGGACAGCGCAGCGCTACCGGAATGCCCTTGGGGTCATCAACAAGGCCATCCGCAAGGGCGGCGGCGACCTCGGCGACAAGATGGAAGGAGCCCTCAAGACCTCGGCGAAGAAGCTCGGGCCGATGAGCCACGCCAATGTCCTCCGAGAATGGAACGCCTTCTCGCACATCTTCGAGGGCTCGGTGCAACCACTGCCTATCGACGAGGCCATCGTCATCACCCGAGGGAACAAGCTGCTGTGGCCAGAGTTTGAGTCGTCGGCCGAGAAGTACGCGGGGAGCATCGGAGAGAAGGCGAAGTTGCAGCTCGCAATCAGCCGGGCGAAGGGCGAGACGATTCACGAGGCAACGAACCGATTGCAGAAGTTTCTGCCCGGCGTGTTTCGCAACGAGCGGTCGGATGCCGAGAGGCTTGTCCTCACGGAGTGCCTAACCGGAGACACCCTTGTCGATACGGCGGTGATAAGATCGGTTCATCGCAGGGTCTACAGCGGTCCAATGGTTGACATCGTCACCGGACGTGGCCGCAAGTTTTCCGTTACCCCAAATCACCCAATGCTCACGAGGAGAGGATGGGTTTGCGCGGGAGAGTTGACAGAATGCGACCACCTGATCTACGACGGCCGGGAGAAGCTCAATCCGGTGGCGCTGTACCCAGACGTAACAGGATCGCCAGCCAAGATTGGAGAGATATTCGATTCTCTTGCGGCAGTAGGGATCCTTGAACGGCATGGAACTGGAAAGCCAGACTTCCACGGCGACGGGATGGATGGCCAGGTCGAGATTGCAAACCCCCACGGGGAATTGAGCGTCGGGGTGTTCTCCCCTCTCTTCGAGCATTCTTTGCAGGATGTCTTCGCCCCATCCGCGTTTGCGGAGTCGTTTTTTTGCGACAGATGCCATCGACTGCTGTCTCAGCAAGGGCAGCGTTGCGAATGCCCCGTAGCGCATGACGGTTCCCATCTTTCGCAGTCTCATGGCGACGGCGGTATGGCAGATGCCGACCTTGGAGGAGATCGCTGGAGTGCTACACCCAGACTCGTACATTGCTTTGATTTCGGCATCGACAACGTCGTGGCGCCACTTCCAATTTTTCCCACCTCTGGCATGGAAGGCATATCTGGCCTGAGACAGGGTGCGGGAGACTCCGGCCTCTTTGATCCTACGGAATACCCACAGCGGGCTGACGTGAAGGAGCTTGGCGACCTCGATTCCGCTGTGTCCGGACACGTACATCTCGATTGCGTTGCGTCTGTAAGAATCAGGCAGTTTAGCGGCCATGTGTTCAACCTTTCGACCCCCTACGGGTATTTCACGATAGACGGAGTCTACACCGGGAACACCCACCACGCCTACAACACGTTCCACCACGAGAGCATCCTGCAGGCCCACCAGGAGGACGACCAGATCTGCCAGCGCTGGGAGGCCAGTTACGACGGCCGGCGGTGCCCAGCCTGCGCGTACCTCGACGGCAAGGTCGTGGCGGTGGACGGCGAATTCAAGGCCGAGTGGATGCAGGGCGGGAAGCCGCACGTCCTGATTCGAGAGTACCCGCCCCTTCATCCGCGGTGTAGGTGCGTACTGGTCGCCTGGCGCGCATCGTGGGCGTCGTTTGCGAACCCGAGAAGCATTGAAACGCTTGCCAGGGCGGCGGCGTGATGTTTCGCCTGAATTCCTCCGGCATCGATGCCATGTGCAAGAGGGAGAGGATCATCGCGAGAATGAAGAACGCGCTCGGTAAGGACTTCTCGCAGGACCTGGTGGCGGCCTTGAACGAAAAGGCTACGTCCAGCGTCGCGCCCAACGAAGATGCGTTTGAGTGGTACGCCGAGAAGCTCATTAGCGACTCTCTCGCAGGATGGAAGCTATAGATTCAGATTCCGCTCACGGGCGGCCAACAACAAGCACAGGAGAGCAAAGTACCATGCCCATTACCGACGAAGACAAAGCCACCATCACGGCGCTCATCAGCGAGGCCATCACGGCCGCCATGCCCGCGGTCCTGGACCCCATCAAGAAGGAATTCGGCCGCATGGCCAACGGGGCGGCGACAACGGCTGCCACCGCCGCCGTGAAGGGACTCAGGGAAAAGCTGGAGGCGCTCCCGGACGCCGAAGGACTGGCCACGCTCATCGACGCCAAGATCGGCGAGAAGGTGCCGGCCAAGGTCGATCCCGCGAAGGCGGGCGGCGAGCAGATGACCATCGAGAAGGCGGTCGCCGACGCCACTCGGGCAGTCGAGGCGAAGTTTCAGAAGCAACTCGACACGGTCAATACCAAACTGAAGGCCGAGGCCGACGAGAAGGCCGAGATCCTGACGAAGCAGCAGCGCACTGAGGAGCGCACGATGCTGGGCAAGGTTTTGGAATCCGCGGGCGTCAAGTCGCCAACGCTTCGCCAGGGCGCCCTTGCTCTCATGATCGATCGCGGTGTCGTGGCCAGGGACGCCGATGGCAACGTCGTGTTCAAGTCCAAGGACAAGCGCGGAGCCGAGGAGGTCCTATCGCTGGAAGAAGGCATCACCGCGTGGGTGGCCACCGATGAGGGCAAGGAATACCTGCCCGCGAAGGACAGCGGTGGAAGCGGAGATCCCAAGGGTGGCAAGGGCGGAAACAACGGCGGGAAGGTTCCCGACGGGTGGGTTGATCCGCGCGCCGCCATGGCTGTGCTCAATCGGAGGGGTTGATTTCCTGTTGCGTTCTTTTTGCATTCGTGGATACAGTATCAGCATGCTAGAGGCGGCATAGGCCCTCAAGGTCGCGGCGACCCATAGCCGAGTACGCAGGCACGGCGATACAGTGCGAGGAGGCGGGCTCTTCTCCAACCCGAGGATGCGAGCGCGGCATTACAGCGCGGAACAACCTCAAAAACGGAGATCCCGCCATGGCCGATAGAACGCAAGTTTCCGAAGCATCCATCCTCGCTACGATTTTCCAGAACAAGGTCGCCTCCCAAATCAACCGTGCCTGCGTCGGGTTCCAGTACCTGCCCAAGCGCCCCCTTGACCCAGGCGCGCAGAACATCACCTGGGACATCAAGAGCGGCAGCGCTGGAAGCGCGGGAACTGCCCCCATCGCGGACGGCGCGAACGCCACGAACATCGGCGTTTCCACTCTCGGCAAGGCCTCGCTGAACGTGGTGACCTACCACAAGGGCTTCTCGGTCACCCGGCTCGCGACCTTCCTGGCCAACTGGAGCGGGAACCCGTCCGACCTCAAGAACATCAAGATGTTCGAACTCGACGACGCGGCCCAGACCCTCGGCGTTGACATGGCCGTGGACACCCTCACGGGCGACGGCTACGGCGACGGCACCAACATCCCGGCCAGCGGGTTCTTGGCCCCCGATCCATCCGACGCCACCAAGCACACCGGTGCGTTCATGGATACCGGCTCGTATGCCGGCGTCGCTCGCTCCACCATCACGCAGTTCAAGGGCAACCCCATGAACCTCAAAGCGGAGACCGGCGGGGCCCTGAGCCTGGCTCCCATGCGCAAGATGATCTCCAAGATCGTCAGCCGCGATCCTCTCTCGCGTCGGCCCACCGTCATCCTGGCCAGCACCCTGTGCTACGACCAGTTCGTTTCGATCTTCGACGCCCAACGGCGCTACGACATCGACGTTCTCCGAACTCAGGCCGGCAACGAGATCCGTCTCGACGCGGGCACCGAGGTGGCGACGTTCGACGGCATCCCCGTCATTCGCGACACCCGCATCCCGGAGACGACCACCGGGACGCTGCTGTTCTGGAACCTCGACGAACTCGCGATCCGCTACGTTCCCATGCCGTCCGCCGCGGACTACGAGCAGGGCAACGTGACGGTCTCCCCGATCGTCAACACCATCGGCTCGGGCAACATGAGCACGGGAACCGGCATCATGGGCGAGATCATCAAGCTCGGCATGCTGGGCAACAAGGAAACCTACGTGATCTACACGTACTGGCAGGCCCAGTGCGAGACCCCGTCCAGCTGCGGCTATATGTACAACATCTCGCTCACCTAACCCTCCTGACCGAACAGGAAAGGACGGCAAATCATGGGATCGAAATTCATCAATCTTGGAGACTCGACGGGCACCAGCACCGCCGCTCTCACGGAAGCAGGAATCGGCCAACTCGAGGATGTCTACGTTTCCGTTGACGGGGTCTTTTCCGCCACGGCGAACGTGGAGGTCTCCTCGGACGGTGGCACAACCTGGGAGTCGTATTCGGCCCCCACTTCGGCCAAGACGCTGGTCGGCCCCTTGCCTCCGTGCCACCTGGTACGCGGCAAGCCGTCGGCGCACGCCAGCGGGACGGTGTCGTACCGCCTCTCTGGCAAGCTCAACCGAGACAACCTTCGCCTTCCCGTTGGGGAGACGGTGGCCGGGCTCATGCAGGACATCGTCCCCACGGTAGCCAGCGGTTCGCAGACCATCACGGCGGTGGCGAAAGCCAACATCGCCGCCGATGGTGGAACCAACGACTACTTCTCGGTCACCGACAGCGTCACCACCGTGACCTTCGAACTGAAGCGTGGCGGTGGAACCTACGTTCCCGTGGCGGGTCGTACGTTGATCGACTGCACCGGAGCCACCAGCGCCACCGACGTTGCCGTGCTCATCGCTGCGGCTGTCGCTGCGGCCTTCCCGACGAATCTGTCGGTTCCCGTGCCCACCACGGCAGTTCTCACCGCGACGGCCGTCGCCGGGAAAACCGTTCTGTTCACGGAGCACGTGGCAGACGCGGGGTTCCTGCTCGGGGCCGTCAACAAAGGCATCGGCTACGATGTCAGCGGCTGCGGCATCCCGCAGGTCTGGGTGAAGTCGGCTGACTTCGTCGGGACCTGGGCGGTGTCGATGTCGTTCGATGGTGGAGCCACCTGGGCTTACGCTGCCACGCCTGCGGTGGTATCCAGCGGGGCGACGACAACCCTCGTCACCTGCCCATGCCGAGCCACTCACGTGCGCATCGAGGCGACCGTCTACACGAGCGGTACCCTTTCCGCTCGCTACGGCGCTCGCAAAGAGCCACGGGTGTAACGATGGCGATTCAGCTCGCACGCTGGATCAACCTCACGGACCGCCCTATCACCTTTGTGAAGGGCGTGTCTGGGGTACCCTGGCCTGGTTGCGATTCGCAGCCGGGCGGGGTCGTCGAGGCTCCCGAGGGATACGAGCGCACATGCCTGGAAGCGGGCTACACGCGCTTGACGCCAGATCTGCAAGCGTCGATGGAAGAGGCGCAGATCAAGGCGATGATTGCCGAGGATGATGCGAAGGTGGGAGTCAAGATCGAGCGCGTGGAGGCGCCAAGCTCGAACCCTGACCAGCTCACCCTGAGCGCTGTCTCAACGGAACCCGAAGCGCCCCAAGAGCAGGACGCGGAGCCAGAACCGGAGCATCCGGCGGTGCCCGTCCCTGCAAAGGGAAGGCGTCGTGGCCGCACTGACTGACGAACAGATCGAAGCCATCTACTTCTACACCGGATGGGTGCAGCGGTGGGTGCAGGTCAATACTGCGCTGGAGCAGGCGGTCGCAAGGATCGCCATGTATCCGGCGCAGGCTGCCCGCATCACCAACGCCATCGACGCCACCCCGTCGGGGATACTGGCACAACTCACGCAGCTTCACGACGTCACGATCCCGGCAGCCTTCAAGCGGCTAAAGGCGCTGGGGGTTGGCTCCATCAAACTCTCTGGAAGCGGAGAACTGAACGAACTGGCCAGGCAGGGCCAGCGCCTCGTGGGCGCTCTATGTTCGATTCTCGGTGTCGAGCGCGACGCCGACATATTCAGGCCGGGAGCGGGCGGCCGATCTGGATCTCGCATGGGCGGAACCTCTTCCAATTGCGTGGTCAAGTGAGACTTTCAAGATTTGCCTCGGCGGCCAGTTTGGACCTTTCGTGGTCGTTACCCTCCAGTGCTTCTCGCGCATGTCCGCTGGACGCCGGGGCGAAACCCTCAGATGAAACGAGGCAACGATGAGTACGGAGCGAATTAGGTCAAGCAACCCAGGGAACCCCGGGGCCAACAGCTCGGTGGTGCTGTACGACGATACGCCAGGCACCAGCGCCAATTCGGTCAACAAATCCAGGGTGGAGATCGTCCTGTTCGCTGACCAGATCGTGACCATCAAGCACGAGTGGTCGGACACGCCATCGGGAACGCTTCGTCAAATCTCCTCGACGGCCACCTCGGCCAACACGCTCTATGAGGCCAGGCCGCGCCTGCGCGCGGGGAACAACAAGATCACGGCCATCACCACGACGGCCCCCACGGTGTTTCAGTGCGCCGTGTGCACCAACAGTAGCCCCGTATCGGACGCATAACGAAACACCATGGGCGGATCGGCACAACTCGGCGACAACCTGATCGACGACCTCGTGGAGGACGTGGATACTTTGCGCGGAGATCTGAACGCCGACTTCGGTACCCGCCCGTTTCGGTGCTTCACCGTCTTGCGCTCGTGGACCGGTGAGCAGCAGGGCGAGGGCGACTTCTCGGACGTCGTCAACGAGATCCTGCCGGCGCCGCGCGTGACCTACTGGGACACGTACTTCAGCGCCTATACCTCAGTCATGACCCCACTCGGCGTGCACGAGGACGGCAACATCAAGCTGGACGAAATCTCGCTGACCTACACCTACGACGAACTGTCCCCGCACGGGCTGCGGCTCAACCAGCAGTTCTTCTTTGTTCTGCGTGAGATCCACGGCCAGAACGCCGAACCGCGCTTTCTGAAGCAGCGCAAGCCGCCCTTCGCCGACCGCGAGAAGAGCATGGGTTGGTTGGTCATTTTGATGGACTGGAACCTGCCCAGCAACGCGCACCCGGAGCTTCCCGAATGAGCCCGGTTATCTCCATGAACGCGGTGGGCACGACGCTCAAGCGCGACCAGGAACTGCGGCAAGCCGCCACCCTGCGCGGCCTTCGCTCGGGCGCCAGGCGCGGCCTGCCGATCCTCGTGAGAGCCACGCCCAAGGACCAGGGATTGGCCCAGATTTCATGGAAGACCGTCATGCACGGATCCGTGGGGCTGGTGGCGACCAACGAGAACTCGGCGCCTCATATCGGCATCATCGAGAACGGCGCGCGCCCCCACAAGGTGAGCTGGGAGGGCATCTTCGCGATCTACCAGTGGGTCGAGCGGCACTTCCGCCTGACCGCGGTGGGTGGCGTCGTGGCTGGCGCGGCTGGCACTCGATTCTCTGCCCGCAAGTCGAGGGCGTTCAAGCTCGCTGGCCAAGGCAATCTCAGCCAGCACGGCGCCTACGTCATGAAGGCCATCATGGCACTGCACCCGGAGTACATCGGGCGCATGGTTCCGGCCGCCCTGAACATCACCGGCGCCATCATCTGGAAGATCGCCACCAAGGGGCAGGCCCCCAAGTTCTTCGTGCGCGGATGCCTCCTGGAACTCAACCACGCGGTTCGCGCCGAGGTCGAGCGCTGCATCTCGGAGATCAGGCCAGGGGGCGCGCTGTGAGTATCGTTCGCCTTGAGGCCCTGCGCTTTCTGGCCCGCCAGATTGAGGCCGGCGTCCCCGAGCTTTCCGGGAAGACGCGCGTCGTCCAGGTTCCTCCCGAGCAGCAGCTCGACTTCCCCATGCTGGTCGTGATCGGTGCCAATTTTCGTCGCATCACCGAGAACACCGACGAGCACTCGCGCCCCACCAATTCGACCCTCTGCGTGTGCGTGGGCCACTGGGACGTCACCGTCCAGCTGCGCCTCGCCCACGCCACCCAGGGCCAGCGCGACGAACTCGCCGACAAGATCGACAAGCTATTCGACCAGCGCGAGGGCGCCCCGGGCGTGCTCGTCTCTCGCGTCGTGGCCTGCAAGGACGTGGGCCCATTCTTCGCCTCGTGGGAGCAGGACTCCTCGAGCTGGGACGACGAGGCCGCTTTCTCGTCGCAATACTGGTCAACCTGCACCCTGACCGGTTGGGTTCCCGTCCTGGTCGTCAGGAACGGCGTCTACAACCTCGACCACCTGCAGCTGGGCCTGACCAAAGAATTTGATGTGCCGGCCACCTCGGCCGCTTTCGATACCATGCCGGGCGTCGTGGAAGTCCACGAGGACGGCACGATCACCCCTGTGCCAAGGAGCTGACCCATGTCCACGGATCTCTTTTATTCCAACAACCCGGCCGACGCTGTCGCTCTGGAAGGCATCACGGTTTCGAAGACGCAGGCCGATGTCCCCGTCACCGGCGTGGCGCTCAACACGGTGGCGCTGGTTGGCCAGCAGGTCATGGGGCCCGACGGCGCCAAGGTCCGCACCTCGCCCCAGTCCTTCTCTGCCATGTACGGAGGACGCGATGCCGGCGGCGGCGGCGCCATCACGGGCCAACTCTGGAAGGCCATCAACAACCGCGCCTTCTCGTGGCCGATGGTCTTCTCGCGAGCCCGCGCCGCGGCGGCGGTCAAGGCCACGGCGAACCTGGTCAACGGAGCCAGCACGATCGCCGTCGTCACGGCGGCCAGCGCTGGCGCGTGGGCGAACGGGGCGAGCGGCTACGGGCTCACGCTCGACGTGGTAGCGGCCACCGACGGCGACGCCACCCACTGGAACCTCGTGGTCAAGCTCGCTGGCAACACCGTGCAGGTCATCCAGAACATCAACACCAGCACCGGGTTCGACAACACTCTGGCGGCCACGGGAAGCTCGGAGGCAAACCTCATCACCCTGGCCAAGGGCGGGACGTCCGGTCGTCCCACGAACATCACGGGCGAGGCCCTCGCTTCCGGCTCGGATGGCACCATCGCGGCCAGCGACTACGTAACCGCCCTCGACGCCGCGGCCAACATGGTCGAGGCCGACATCGTCGTGGTGTGCGAGCGCGCCGTCGATGCCACCGGGCAGGCCACCCTTAATGCCGAGATGGTTCGCCTCGCGGCGGCCAACCCGCAAAAGCTGTTCGTCACGTGGGGCGGGGCCTATGCCATCCCGGGCGACGATGTCACGGCCAAGAACACGCAGTTCACGGCGGGGTCGAGCGATTTCGTCATCTACTGCGGCAACACGTCGTGGACCTACGACAAGCTCGCAAACTCGCAGGTCGAGGGCGGCGCCCACCTGGATATGGCCGCGATTCTCAGCCAGACGGCGGCCGACATCCACCCGGGCGACGAAGACAACCTCGGCATGTGCGCAGGCGTGCGCCACCTGACCAACGAGTCCCTGCAGCGCGGGGATCTCATCTCGCTCAAGGGTGCCGGCATCTCGACCCTCGAAAAGGTCGATGGCGGGTTCCGCTTCCACACCGCGGTCACCACCACCGGGCTGGAAATCACCGACGTGCGCACGGCCCAGTACCTCATGGCCAGCATCATCAACTCGGTGAAGCACGACGTGCGCAAGCCGTTCACTGCCACCCGATCGAAGAACATGGTCGGGAAGATCATGAACTTCCTGCAGGCGCAGCAGAAGGAAGAGCGCTTCGTGGACAAGGACAGCGCCACTATGGGCAAGGCCTTTGACATCCGCTTCGTCCAGACCGACGAAGAGCGCTCGCGCAACCTCGGGAAGCTGCAGATCAAGATCCGCACGATCCCCCACCTGCTCTATCTGGTGCTTTTGCAGGACATCGGCACCGGCGTCATCACCTTTCAGTCCATGTCCAAGTAAGAGGAGATCACCATGGGTATCCCAGCAATCAGAGGAGCGGAACAGCAACTGCAGGTCATCGTGGACGGGAAGACGATGGAGGGCAGCTACCTGAAGGTGAACAAGTTCACCCACACTCCCCTCATGACCGAAATCACCCGCAACTACATTGGTGAGCCATACGACACCAACGATCAGATGCTGCACGGACAGCACCTGGTATGGGACAACGACCAGCTCGATTCGACCATGCTGGCGTTCCTGCTCGACGTCCAGGCGCGGGCAGATGGCCACCTCCCCCCGGCCGACGTGGCCGTCATCGTGAAGGAGGCGTACCGCGACGGGGCCACCACCAGCGACGTCCTGTTCTCGGGGAACGGCGTGCTGACCCCCACCACCCGCGGTGGCGCCGGCCAGAAGGACACCGTGTCCGGGAGCTGGTCGTTCAAGTGTCAGAAAATCGCACTCATTGCGTAACCACGAAAAACAAGCACTGGAGGGATTCGAACAATGGCAAGCGACAAGGAATTCGTAGACGAACTCAGGCGACTGGTGACCCGCAAGAAGGAGCACCTGCGCCACGAGGGGTTCAAGGCCCCGAAGGGCTGCTCTGACTTCAAGACCGTCGTCATTCGCGAGCGAGATGGACACGATGCGAGGGTGGTGGCGGTGCGGGTGGACGAGCTTCTCAGGCTGCACAAGGACCCAAGCGTGTCGGTCATGATGGGCCTTCGCCAGCAAGAGGAGTGGCGCATCAGCATCGCCGCGGTCGATGGGAGGCCAACCGAAGACGGCATCACGCCATTTGCCGCGTTCGACAGGTGGAAGGACGCCAGCCGGGCGGCCATCGGGCGCTTCGATCGCAAGCTCAATAGCCTGGACACCGACGACCTGGAAAAATGCGCAGCCGACTCGGTCCCCGTAGACGCGGGCCGGCTGAACGAGATCCCGAACTTTTCATCCGATTCCGAGGTTCCGCCTACCGAACAGTCGTAAAGGAACAACTCGCCGAGTGGGTGCATGTCGGGTGGCACCTCGACGGAATGAGCCTGGATCGGTTTCTCCTACTTTCAGATCTTGAGCGGTACTACCTGAACGAGGCCCTCAACAACCAAATCCAAAGAAGCAATGAGGCAAGCCAGGGGCTACCTGGTCCGAGACCGAAAGATTGGCGCTGAAACACCATGGCCGGAACCACCACCACATACGATGTTGTCACCCGATACAGCATCGATACCCGTGGTTCCGGGCAAGGCCTCATGGCCATGGAGAAGCAGATGCACTCGGTTGCGTCTGCAAACGACATCGTGCTGCGCGGTCTCAAGGCCATGGTTGGCCTCATGGGTGCCCACGAGTTCAAGAAGCACTTCCTCGACATCAATAGCGAGATGGAGCAGGCCAAACTTACGACGGCTGGGTTCTTGGAAATGGGCGGTCTGGGCAAGTTCAAAGAGAACATGCAGGCGGCCGACGACCTGGTCAAGCAGTACACGATTGATGCGAGGTCCAGCATCGCGACCACGAAAGACTTCGTGGAGATGAGCAAGGGCATGACGGCTGGCGTGGTCCAGGCCGGCGGTAGCATCAAAGACCTTCACGACATCAGCGTGGGATTGGTCGTGGCGGGGAAGGCGACCGGGAGAGGCGCCGACTACGTCGCTCTAGAGGCCCAAGAGGCCCTGATGGGCATGGTCAACAATCGGCAGGTCTTCAACAAGATCATCATGCAATCGATTGGGTACGTCGGGGAAGAGGGTCGCGCCAAGTGGAAAGCACTGGACGCCCACACTCGCCTAGTTGAATTGAAGCGCGCTCTGGAAGCGCCCTGGCTAAAGTCCCTGCAAAGCGCCCAGGAGCACAGCATGGAGGGCGCCAAATCGACCTTCATCGACAACGCCCAGCTGGCAGCCATGCGCGCCGGGAAGAGCCTGTTCGAAGGCATCAAGGTTGAACTCAACCAGTGGAACGAGTACCTCATCAAGAATGGTGAAACGATCGACCACATCGCCGACGTTGTTGGCGGTAAGCTGCTGCAGGCGGCGATTTCTTTCAAGAACGCCATCATGTGGGCTGCCGAGCACTGGAAGACCATCGCGGCGAGCTACGCGGCCATGAAGGCGGCGGGGTATCTGGCGAGCGGCGCCGGCGGATTGGTTGGATCCGCGGCCACCGCTGCGGGTGGCTTGCCCGGGGTAGTCGGTTCCACGTTCGGAACCAAGGTGGCATCGATTTCACTGGCAGCCGCTGCCGTCTACATCGGTGGCACCGAACTCGCTTCGTGGATAGACCGGAAGCAGAGCGAAGACATCAACAGGGCAGGCGGCGTCAACGAGGGCATGATGAGCCTATTCGGCGCAAACGACCGAGACAAGGCCTCCGCGCTTCGCCAGATGCTGGTCAGCCAGGGACTTGCCGGCGAGGGCGGGCTCAACAAGAAGGCCTTCGCCGACGCGGTCAACGCCGACCAGTTCCAGCGCATCAAGTGGGCCAAGACACTCGGCATCGGCGACGCCCACGAGGCCACCCCCGAGATGATTGCCGAGAGGATGGCCAAGGCCTTCGCGGACATCATGCGGGAAGATGCTGAACGCAGGAGCCTGAACACGGATGACATCGGTGGCTTCTACGGTGACCAGCGCAAGTACGAGGTCAAGAAGAACGAACTCGAAAAGCCCAAGGTCAATATCAACATCCAACGCATCGAGGTAACCACCGAGGATCCCGACGTGTTCGCCTTCGAGATGGTGGACGCCCTTCGCGACGCCGCTATGAACCCAAGCTCGTCGCTTCACGCATTGAGGGAGGGGTGATGGCCGACTCTCCTGGCATCTTCAAGATCATGGAAATCCCCCCGGGCGGAAAGCCTGGCGAGGGGGAAGTGTTTCAGTGGACGGCGAGCAAAACGCCAGAGGACGCGGCAAACGGAGGCGGGCGCGCCGCTCCCGAGGGATCATTCGAGATCTCATCGAAGCTGCGATTCGTCCGCACCGACTACAGCGGCGCCGTCGTTCCCTCGTTCCAGGTGCTGGGTGCCAAGCGCGAGCCGTTCACCTGGTCGGGCACCTTCGACGACCGCTTCAACTTCGACGGGTTCTCTATTCGCGAATACAAGCGCGCCGAGAAGGTGCTGTTCCGCGGGAACATCGTCAAGATTTCGTACAAGGACGAGGATTTTCTCGCCCTCGTGATCGAGTTCAAGGTCAACCGGAAACTCGACTGGCAGATGTCGTACAGCCTGACCGTCGAGGTATCGGGGCGCACCGACAACTCCGAGATGGACCGCACCGATAAGGGCAACAAGATCCAGCCGGGCGCCGAGCGCGACGCCCAGACGGTGCTTCTGTCCAGGCTGGCAGAGTCGCACGCGAGCAGGCCGGCGACGGCCCTCGTTGGCTCACCCGACAGCGCCCAGACGGCCGAGGCCCTCATCAGGGCAGGGAAGAGCCCCACCGCTGGCGCCAAGGCCGCTCTGGCCCAGGTCAGCGCGGACCTCGACAAGTTCTCGCAGATGCTGGACACCAAGACGGGTGTCCTTTCTCCGATCGGAGACTTCCGCACCATGGCCACGCAGATGAAGGTCATCCAGGCTGGCTACACGCGGGTCCTGACTTGCCTCGTCCAGGCTCGATCTGACTTTGACGTCGGCTATCGGTCGGCCGCCGCCGTTCTCAGTTTCGAGGAATGGAGCCGCACCACGCGCACCCTGTGCCGGCTGGGGGCCCATCGAGCACAGAACGCCGCGGTCGGATTCGGCGAGCGCGACGTGGCCAAGAGCAAAGGCCTATACCGCCCCTTCAAGGGAGAGAGTCTTTACAACGTCAGCCGCGTTTGCTACGGCACTCCCCACAAGGCGCGCGACATCCAGATCGCCAACAACCTGCACAGTTGGACGCTCACCGGGGATGAGGCGCTGACCATCCCCATGGGTGGAACGTCGTGAGTGGATTCGAAGCATGGACGTGGCGACCATTGGCGCAGGTGTCATCTCGCCACGCGAAGATCCGCCAGCGATTGATCTTCGAAAACATCACGTTCGAGGAGCTTCACCCCGCGATGGGTGAACGTCGAGCGTGTGAATTCGGCCCACAAACGCGCGACGAATGGCGCCAACTTCGCGCCAAGTTTGCGAGGACGGCGTGAGCGAACTCGACGGCCAGCCGCGAGTCTTTTATCCCCGCTGCCGCGCCATGCTTTCCATCGTCTTCGACGGATACGAGGCGGACCAACTCGGCTCGGTCGAGCGCCCAGAGATCATCTGGGTGCTGCCCAAGTCGTGCACCGTCCACTGCAATAAGTACAACCAGGCCGACTCGTGGCAGATGGTGTTCTCGGCCGTTGACCTTCCCCACGACCCGGCGACGGTCAGGGCGGGCGACGCTGAGATCTACATGTACGACGCTGGCAGCATGGACGATTCCACCATGGTGCTGTCGCGCCAACTGCCCAACCCGATCATGGGTGACGGCTCATTCACGCAGGACCACGAGCCGCTCATCGTTGGCCTGTTCGACGAGCACAGCCTGGAAATGTCCAACGATGGCAAGTGGGTCACGCTGCAAGGGCAGGACTACACCCAACTGCTGCTGCGCCACTGGCCACCAGCCAAGGGAACCCATCGTGCCCGGCGCATCCCCGTGGGACAGCGCCTCGACCACTGGGCGGCGGCCATCCTCGCCGAGGTCGAGCCAACCGGAAAGATGCAGGTCAAGGTGGCCGGCGGATACGAGATGAAGGTTGGCCTGCCCGTTGTCGGAGCGTCCGAGATTGTGGGCCACAAGCGCGGGATCCCCATTCAGCAGGAAACTACCTACTTCGACGTCCTGATGAAGGTGTGCACGCGCCACGGGTACATTTGCTACGTGTCGGGCCTGAACCTCGTCATTGACAGGCCGAAGAACATCACCGACATCACCACCCACGACGTGAAACACATGGCGTGGGGCAACAACATCGAGAACCTGTCTCTCACCCGCAAGCTCGGCAAGGAGAAGGTCCCCAGGCTCATCATGAAGTGCTGGGACGACGTTCGCAGGTGCATGCTCATCGTCGAGGTGCCCGATACGGGTCCGCACGCGAAAGAAATCGCAATCGCCAAGAACCCCTCGAAGCGAACCACGGATACCCAGCATATCAAGGCGGCCACCGCGGCGAAGTCAGCCAAGAAACCAAAGGCCACCAAGACCGTCACGCTCAAGGAATTTGACGAGTACGTGATTGTCCCCATGTACGGCATCCACAGCGAGGAGGCGCTCAGGCGTGCCGGCGAAGCTCGCAGGAACCTGCTCGGGCGCGGCGAGCGCAAGATTGTGTGCAAGACCCGCGACCTGGTCGATCTCAATGGCGTCGGGATCATGAACCTGAAGGCCGGCGACGCCGCCATGATTCACTGGCAGGACTTCAATTCGGAGACCTTCTACCAGAAGAGCGTCGAGGAGCGCATCGAGGTGCTCAAGGCGCGCGGGTATCAGCAGGACGTGGCCTACGTGATCGCGGAATCTTTCGAGAAGCTGGCCAACCGCAAGGAGCGCCCCATGCGCATCCGCGAGGCGACCTACAGCTTCGACAACGACGGCGGATTATCCATCGAGATGGAGATGGTGGACTTCGTCACCGTCGAGGCCTCGAAGGGCGAGCAGGTTCAGATGGCGGTGGGCATGGCTTCGCGCCTGGGAATCTTTGCGCCAAGGAAAGTTCAATGAGCCGCGTCTCCGCTCTCAACCGCAAAGGCGTCGGTGCCCGCAAGGTGGACATGACCCCGATGCAGGCCTTCATCGAGAAGGTGGTTTCGCTCAAGCAGCCGGCCCACGTCGGGCAGGTGTTCGAGCCGGAAGGCGAGGGTTCGTTCTGGGAGCGCGGCGACCACGGCGAGATCCTCGTGCACGTGGAGACCTTCCCCGAGGGCCAGGATCTGACGTGCCGCCTGGGCTCGCTCTCTGGTGGCGCAGGAAGCGGCATCTGGATGGTTCCCAAGCCCGGGACCACCGTAGGCGTCATCTGTCCGAGCGGAGAACTCGACCACTATCCCTACATCGACGCCATTCTCGACTCCTGCGGAGCCCCCGAGCGCGTGAGCCCAGACCGGGCCATCTGGTTCTCCGACACGCCGATCGAGATTGAGACCCCCGACCTGCGGCTTGGCGACCACGCGGCCACCGAGCCAGTTCCCCATGGGAACGAACTCAAGACCGCGATCGACACGTTTATCGACGCCGTTAAGACGTTCGCGACCGGCCTGAATGCAGGGACGCTCTCGGGTCAGGCAACGGCGCTCGTCGCTGCCCTCGAGGCCGTCAAGCTGCTCACCTACCTGTCGCCGAAGGTCAAAGTGGCATGAACCCTTCGATCTCCATCCCGGGCCACTTCTGCAAACACGGCACCGGCGCGTCCTGGCAGTGCGAGATCGAGGCCCTGGTGTCCGACCTACCCCGCACCGTGACCGGGTTCGTATTCCACGCGCACGTCAAGTTCTCGAGCGCGGCACTGGTTCCGCTGGCTTCCATCTTCGTGGCCAAGGCCAACAAGCCTCGCACCGTTCCGTCCGCGGCTGCCACGGTCCTGCTCAACGCCACCGGAGAGGGCGACGTGTTCGCCGAGGGCACGTTCGGCGACGCCCACCTTTCGACGGATCCAATCCTGATCTCCGTGTGCTCGGTGGGCACCGACGCCAGCGACGCGATCGACATCAACGACATCACCCTGGAGCTGGTCGAGTGATCGGCTCGACGTGGATCCCAGTGGACTCCCCTGTCGGCTACCACGGGACCGACCGTGAGGACGAGCGGTGGCTGGCCGACCTTCCCTTGGATTCGGTCAGCGGAGCCGTGCGGATTGACGTGGACCTGGCGGGCGTGTTCCTGGCCTCGACCGCCGACCTGCCCTACGAATTCAGGCTGCGCATTGGCGGAAATCGACGTTCCCCAGATGGCGAGCAGATCCTTTTGCTGACCGGGACCGGCGTCACGCAGGCCCAAATCGACGCTGGCGCCGATGGCATCGGCCAGGCCCACGCCGCCATGGACCTACTGCCGGTCACCGCACCATTGACGTTCAAGCTCACCGGGCGATCGGCCACGCATGGTCAGATGATTCGGATCAGGGGCGGCTCAGTCAGGGTACAATTCAGTCCTGTCAAGGAGCGACCCATGGGAGAGAGCACGATCAAGGGAACGGACATCTGGTTCGATATCGCTGGACCTGGCCAAGCCCGCCTGGCCGCACCGTGCGTCGGTCTTCTGTCTCACGGCGAAGGCGTTGGATTCGGAGCCCAGTGGCAGTCGGAGGCGGGAGGAACTTGGAGACTCGCGGGCGCAGCAGGCCCCCTCGTTCCGCAGGGTGGAACGGTGGGCACCCTGGACGGTGACAGAATCTTTGCATGGTCAAGCGTACCGTTTGGACCCATCGAGCCCCAGGCGTACGGTCCCTACGAGGTCGTCGATTGCGGCGATCACTGGGACGGCAACCCCGAGCACGTCCGCGTATCGACGCAGCCGATCATCCGACGCGCTTCTGACGCCAATGCGGCCACCGGGATTCGGAGCGGGATGGTCGTCAAGATCGTTGGGCGCGGCACTGTCGAGCACGGCGGCGAGTTCTTTGCGCTGACGACAATAGGACGGATCGTACCCGATGTTACTCCGCTGGCGTTCGCCATTCTGACCAGCTACACGGAGCCCGCTGCCCTCACGGTGGCAGGCGCGGCCGGCGAGCCGAATACGCTGGTCACGGTCTCGGGAGACTGGGCCCTGGTTGATGGCCACGAGGCCGTTGTCCAGAGCCTAACCCGGCGCTACCTCACCAGCCCCGGCGAGTGGAAGACCAAGCCAGAGTACGGCGCCGGCCTGCGCGAGGCGGCTCGCAAGAGGGCGCGAGGCTCGGACATCGCCGAGATCGTGAACCGCATGCGCCAGCAGAATTCCCTGGAAAAGAGAATCAGTCCGAAGAGCGAGGTGTCGGTGTATCCTCTTTCGGGGAACGTGAACGGCCTAGGATTCAAGGTGACGATCATCTTTTCCGACGACGTGAACGCAACGCCAAGAACATTCACAGGAGTAGTTCCAGCATGACAACCGCAGTAGCACCCAGCTTCGAAGACCTCGTTGGGATCTGCCAGGGCGTTGTCCAGCTCGAGCGCCCAGAACTCACGTTCAACGATGGCGACGTAACCCAGGCCTTTGCCCACGGCGGGGCGGCCATGAACGATGCCGTGATCGGCTACCTGGCCAACCGCCTGCGGTCCCTGTTCTTCGGGACATCCAAGGGTGACGACCTCGATACCCTCATCATGGACAGGCTCAAGCTCCCAAGGAACCTTGGGACGCAGGCCTACGGTCTTCTCGAAATATCGCGCACCGGAGGAACGGGCGCATCGGGAACGCTGGACGCCGGCTTCGAATGGTCCACCTCGCCGGACGCGGCGGGAACCACCATCACCTACACCCTGGATGTGGACCTTACCGTCTCATCGGGCAACTTCTCAACCACGGCGGCGGCCCATTCGTCGGACTTCGGCACGGGCGGAAACCGCAGGGGGGACGGCACCCAACTCAAGGCCACGGCCGCGCTATTCGACCCTGTCATCGTCTGCACCAACACTGGCGGCATGGCTGGCGGAACGTCCAGCGAGTCGGACGAAGACTATGTCGCGCGCGCCATCGGGTACTGGCTGACCCAGCGCCGCGGAACCCTCCAGGCCATCGAGCAGGGCGCCCTCGAGGTCCCCGGGGTCACCGTGGCCCACGCCATCGACGACACCGCGACGGGACTGTGCATGCTCTACGTGAGCGACGGCGACGGCAACAGCACGCTCCAGATGGAGCACCTCGCGCGCGCCGCCATGGAGGTTTGGCGCGCTGCCGGCGTTCCCGTGACCATCATTGGCGGCCAGCGAGCCGGCGTCACCTTGTCCATCTCGATCGACGAATACTCGGTCGGGTTCGATGTCGCGGCAGCGGCGCAGACCATCTCGGACAGCATCACCAATCGGGTCAACTCGCTCAAGCTCAACCGCGTCCTTCGGCTGGATTCCATCGTGGCCTCGGCGATCGCCCCCTACGCCCAGGACATCACAGACATTTCCATCGTGGCCATCGCGATCAACGGGGTGGCGCAACCGATCGACCAGGACATCGTAGCGCCAGGCAAGCTCATCCGCCTCGACGCCACCGTGACGGTCATCGACGGAGGAGCCGCGTGACCGCGCTGACCACAGAGCAGCAGGAAATGCTGGACCTCGGGCTCAACACGATCCCGGTCATCTTCCGGTCAGCGGGGCGCCAGCGTGAGGAGATGGTTGGATTTGCCGTGCAGGCTGCGGCCCTCAAGTCGGCCGTTTCAGACCTGCTCGACATGGCCCTACTGGGCACGGCGACGAGCGACACCGCGGACTGGCCCGACCTCATCGCGCAGGACTACGGCACGCGCAGGATGAACGGGGAGTCCACGGAGACGATGCGGATCCGTGTTCCGGCTTCTCCCACCGGGGTCATTCGCTCGGAGATCCTGCAGGCCATCCAAGACATCCTGGCTGGCGCTGGCATCACGGGAACGGTCGGCATGGTCGAGCTTCCCCGCGACGCGGCCTACGCCGGAACCTGGAGGCGAGACGCGGCCAGCACCGGCGGCACCTTCTCGGTGGTGTGCGAGTTTGTGCCAGCGGCGCCACCGGCCAAGCCGTTTGCGGCGGGAGGATCCATCGTCTTCTCAAATAGCGGTTCCAGCGGGAACGACGGCACCTTCACGATCTCGGCGGTGCCGACCTCGGCGGGCGTGCTGTTCACCAACGCCACCGCGGCATCGGCCGTGGACGCGGCCACCAGGTGGACCTACGCTGGCCAGTCTGGCATCGGCGGAACCTTCGCCGTGCGCACCAAGTTCACGCCCACCAGGCGCTTCGCTTACCCGCCCTACGTGGGAAGCGTCTCAGGCCTAATCGAAAGCGTGACCATCACGTTCTCGGGGTGCTCCGCAGCTGGGAACGACGGCACCTTCGCCGTCTCGGGACTGGCGGGCAACGCGGTCCTGCTGACCAATGCCACCAGCGTGGCAGGCGCCGACGCCACCGCCACCTGGACCACCGACCGCATCGAGCGCGGCGGCGGCAGCGTCGAGGGCAGGGCCATGGCCTATGCTGACCGAGGCTATCGAGCGTGGCGAGGAGCCGTCCATCCGGCCACGTCGGCTCTCTACGGAATCATCGTGATCCTGCCCTACGGGACCACGGAAACGCTGGCCCGGTCGTGCGCGGAGCAACTGCGGCGCAAGAAGGCCGCGGGCATTCAGGGATTCGTCGAGCGAAGAACATCACCCTAGGAGCATCATGGCCACACCGGTAAATCAGGGAACCAATCGAACCATCATCGACGACGGCGCGGCGATTACTTCGACCGACCTGACCTCGATTGGGAAGTTCTCAAGTCAACGCGCTTGGGATGCCCCTGGCTATGCAGGACTTCTTGCGTTTGACCTGGTCAACTCCCTGTATGGAGACGTCACCAGCGGGGTCGCCGCAGCGTCGGGGTTGACCTCCGGGGTGTTCACCGTAGGCGGTGGTCTGGTCGCCAACAGCATTGGACTTCTCAGTGGTGCCGGTCCTGGGTTCATCGGGATATGGGACGAAACTCGCGCTCTTCCTCCCTTGGCCAACGATTCCACTCCGCGCATGTCATGGGCGTGGGTTGGCAACTCGGACGTTGCGCACACTCACGCTGCGGCTAGCGCCGGAAACACGCGGTACGACCTCGTTCACTGCGCCATCGCGCGAACGAACCTGTCGGAGGCGCGTGACTTCAAGGACGAGGCCACGGGCGAGAGGACCACGCAGACGCCGGTCATCGCCGAGCAGATCGCCGTGGACATTCAAGTCACGCAGGGATCACAAAGCACGGGGACGCCGACGCTTCCGGCGTTGCCAACCGGTCGCCACGCTCTCTATGCCGTGCGCGTGAGCGACACCGCAATCACGGAAGTTCACGATTTTGCGATCCCAGTAGGGACGCTGAAGACCGTCGAGACGAACCCCGGCGGTCACATTTTCCTGGCCAATACCGGCGGTTGGGCCAATGCAGGTGGAGGTGTCGCATCGTCTGGCGCTGGATACTGTTACATCTCACCCCCCGATGGGCTACGCGGAAATCCGAATGCAAGGTTACTCGGAGTGCGCATCTATCACGCGCTGAAGACCGGTGACACCATCGATCTTGCCGACTACCCACTGGGAGTTGCTGGCGGCGGCACGCTGTTCGGACTGAGCAGCCAGACAACGATCAACAACTCCGTCCATGACAGCCTCATCGACCTACGTGGATGGCCGGCGGCGACCTGGAAGTGGACACCAACGCGCGGACAGGGATCGACGAATCGCAACGGCAACGCTCATCACATACTGGCGCTGAAGGCGACTGCAGCGGGAGCCGGAAGCGTCATCTACGGGGTAACGTGGTACTTCATCGAGGGCTAGTCAGCGTGTCCGCCATCCTTGCACGGAGGGTTGGCCTGGTCGCACCCGAGGCAGTCGGACCAGTGGTCCCGGCCGCCGCACGTGTACGTCACGCAGTTGACGACGACCTTATCACCGCTCATCACACACAGGCCGTCGTAGCCGCAGTCGCACCACGCGCCAGCATCCCCGCGTCGTATTCCAGAGTAGATCCCGGCCTCGGGATTCATCCATACCTGGGCGTCAATGCCGACTTGCCCCTGGGCGCCCCCGGTCCCCAGCGCGGCGGGTACGACATCGGCGCCTTCCGCGGATCCGCCCTGCCCAGCCGGCCCCCGACGTGGAGCCTGCGCTGCTTCCAGACCGGCGTCGGGTACCGCCTCGCCGCTGGTCGAGGAGCACCCAAGAAGCAGCGCAACGGCAATCAGGCGAAGCAAGGTTTGCATGACCCAATGATCCCACTTCCGCTTGAACCCGCAAGCTGGGCGTGCGTTCAGTTCGGCGGCGAGCACCATTCCGCCACATCACACCGCGCAGTCGGTGTATCCTGGGAGGCGCCGTGAACGCATCGCTGACATGCATCGTAGACGACGGGACAATCCCCTCCGATGGCACCCTGCCGCGCGTGCCGTTTCGCCAAGACCTGACGTGGCCCGAGGGGTACGGTGGAACAATCTCGTGCGTGGTTCAGCACGCAAGCGGGAGTGCCTACGACCTCACGGGGTGTTCCCTGGTGCTCGTGGTGCGAGAACACGCCGAGGACCCGGTGCCCGTGCTCAAGGCGACGGCCACCATTGAATCCATTCCGGTCGTCGGTGGCGGTGGAGCGGCGGGCAGCTTCGATTCTGTCGTGTTCGCCATACCGGTATTGCGGGAACTCGTTGCTGGCGTCACGTACTTCTTCGACGTTCGACTGGCGACCCCCGGGCCCGTCGCGTGGCAGGTGGTTCCGGCATCGAAGCTCACCCCGACGCTCGCCATCACCAAGTCGTGGGAGACCACGTAGGACGGCGATGGCCACTCCCGATCGCACATTTCTGACCCACGACCTCGACGGTGACGGAAACGCGCTCGGCATTCGGAATATCGCGGCGCCAGAAGGTCTGGATGATGGCGCTCGCCTGCGCGACATCGACCACGAGGTCAAGGCGACGCCCGACGATACGACCCACGGTGCGCTGATTGACGAGGTGGAGGGCGCGGGTGGCGTGACCATCGACGTGCACACCGTCGCGGGAAAGCCGAAGGTTCGGTTCACGGGTCCGACGATTCCTACTGGTGTCGGACTGAGCACGGAAGACCCTCTTGAGGACGGCATCGCCAACCCCGGCGATACGTCCAGCGGCCAAGCCACGGCCAAGAGGCACGTTCACCCTGACAAGGACACGGTGGGCGGGGACCTGTACTTCATCGACGCGGTAGCTGCCGCGCCAATCGTCTACTACGCGACCGATATCATTCCATGGCAGGGTGCGGATCCCAGATTTGGGATAGCCCCCGTGGGCGCCTGGGACATTGGCGTGAAACTGACCCAAGGAATAGGCCAAGGGTAGTTGGATGGCCTTCGCAGGAATCCGCTTTGAACCCAACGCGAGTCCGAATCTCGCGGACTGGCCGGCTGGATCCGTGCCGGTGTCCCTATACGTCAGGGTTGAAATGTTCGCCATCGGGCACACGTACACCCTTGTTCCTCGCCTCTTGCGCGGCCAGGCCGGCAGTGGCTACGGAACGACGTACGACACCGGCACGCCAGAAACTCCACCCGCTGGACTTGCACAGGCCGTAACAACGGCCAGTTGGACTCTGTACCAGTTCAACGTACCTGTGCAGGCCAGATCGGGACCGACGTCTGACAGGCTGGCGCTATATGTTAACTTCGTTCGAGACGACGGAGGCGAGACCGGGGAGTACCTTCACATCGGCTCCGACGGCGGCGCCAACCAAACCAAAGTCGAAACGCTGTTCAACGATCCGCCTGCCGTGCCTACTGCCCTTGAGCGCAACCCCGACGGCGCTCGCCCCGGCGAGGTCATCACCACGAGCATCGCCTACGTTCCCGGCTCTGGCGTCACGCAGCCGATTGCGACCTTTGACAGCCACGTGGGCGACCCTGGCATGGTCGTGTGGTCGGCGCGGACGTGGCGACTGCGCATCTGGGCGCGTGTCACTAGCGGGACGGCGACCATCACGGCGGACCTCGGGCGCCGAAATACGGCTGGCATCGTAAGTTCTTTAGCCAGCAACGTGGCAGTGGCCTCCGTTGTGTCCTCGGCCTGGACGCTGTTTCGTAAAGACGTCGCAGTTGCCGAATCGTCCGGCGGATTCTTCGGTGCCTTCGATGTCATCCGCGCTTTCCTAAACGCGACATCCTCAGACGGCGCCGTCCTGCTCGTCGCGGTTGGCCTCGACCATCCAAGCAGCATCAACGCCCCGCTGCTGTCCCCGGCTGGCGGGACCGTCATTGCCCCGGCCGACGATGGCAAGGTTATGACCGAGAGCGATTCTCCACGGTGGTACCTGCGGGACGCCGTGCAGTCGTCAGACGGTTCTATCGTTGCGACGGTGGACCCGACGTCGCTTCGGCTCGACCTCGTGTTCGGCGGGAGCGGCTACGTCCGACCAAACTGCTCGACCACACAGGCAGGCGGATGGTTGTGGCTCTTAGTTGCGGAGCACGGGCACACGGACCACATCAACTGGACGGCTACGGGCGACTTCAACGGCATCAGTAAGCTATGGCAAGACGGGACGCCCGTGGCAGATCGCAAGGAAGCCTGGATCTACATCAACAACGCGACGCCAGCGAACACCGTCATCGTGCGCGACGGAGCCACGCCGCCCGCCGGTTCACCATACCTACCCCTGGCCCTACCCGCAGTGGCCGGTGCCCCCAATGACATGGAATTCGACGGCCCGACGGAATTGTGCTTCTGGCTCAACCTGGCCGAGAATCGATGGTGTCTCAGGAGCTACCAGTCCTACACGGTGCCATCAATCGGCGGCGGTGGAGCTGGCGGCAGTTTCGCGGGTGCAATCGACGGCGGCGCTACGGGCGATACGACTACAACAATTGACGGAGGACATTCGTAGATGGCAACGAAAATACAACTGCGCCGAGACACGGCCGCGAATTGGACTACGGCGAACACCGTGCTGGCGGCGGGCGAGATGGGGATTGAGGTTGATGGTTCCGGGAACGTCACCGGGGCCAAGACGGGAAACGGGACAGTTGCGTGGGCGTCTCTTCCATACAGCCTAGGCGTTCTGGATGGCACGGGGAAGGTTCCCGCGGGACAATTGCCAGCCGCCACCGCCGACGCGCCGGGGGCGATGACCGCTGCGCAGAACAACTCGCTTAACGGGCTATCTGCCAACGTGGTCAACGCCATGATGGCTCCCTACTACGCGAGCGGCGATGGCGTATCGAGCGACATCACAGGGACGGCAACGTACTACGGCGGTGGCGGTGGCGGTGGATTCACGCTAGGCGGTGCCGGAGACAATGGCGGAGGCGGTAGAGGAGACAACTACAACGCGGCCAACGGCGCCGCAGGAACCCCATTAACTGGAGGCGGCGGCGGTGGCGTCGCTGGAAATGCCGGGTCGCAAAAAGGGTACAACGGCGGGTCAGGTGTCGTGTACGTGCGATACAGCCCACAGTAGAGGCCCCAACCCACGACCGCCATCCGCGAGGAGTAGCAATGGAAAGCCACCCCAAAGACGACCCACGAGCCACGACGGACGAACGCAAGGAGTAGCTACACGATGCGAACCATAGCCACCCACATCCTGATCGCCTTCGCGCTTGCTGGCGTCATCGTCGGCCCGCTCGCAATGGCTGCCGACTGCCCGCGCGCCAATATCCCCGCCGTGACCTGCGCGAACGACCACAAGCTCCTTCAGTCGCAGCAGCGGGACACCACCGTCGTGTTCCCGAATGCGACGAAGGTGCTCAAGGCGGATGGGACGGTGACGGTGTCAACCACCGACATCGGCAGCACCGGGACCGGCGCAGGCATCATTCCGGTGACGGGGACGGACGGGAAGGTCAACGTGTCGGTCGTGCCCGACTTGAGCGGGACCTATGCGCCGATTGGAAGCATCACGGGGCTGACAGGCTACTTTCCGATCTGGGCCTCAAGTACAGTTCTTACTCCAAGTGCCCTGCGTGACAACGGCGGATTGTCTTATTCGAGAGTCGGGGCTAGCTACATGGCCTTGCATTCGTACTGGTCAGCTGCTTCCCCGTCGGGGCTAATTCTTAGGCATTCGGATGCGACCACACTGGACACGAAGTCCACGACGGCCAATGGCTCCATGCTGGGCCAGATACTCGTGTACGGTGTATCGTCTGCAACTACGCCTGACTGGGGCAACGCAAGCGCGCTAAGATGGACTCAATCCGGGAGTGCGGGGACTTCCTACGTACCTGCGAAATTTGAACTTCTGCTGTCCGATGGTGCGGCGGTTGCAGCGCCCGTTCTGACAGCCTACCCTGACAAGAGCGTTGCAATCGCTGGCGCCGTCTCAGCCTCGAACATCACAGCCACCCCCACCGCGAGCGCCATCGTGCAGGCCAAGACCGATCACAAGGTAGACGTGGGCTGGCTGCCCGTCGGGACTACGGCGGGGACTGTTGCGGCGGGTGATGATTCGCGTATCACAGGGGCGGTGGCGGGAAGCGGGACAATAAGCGGAACCGCCAACTACCTGCCGAAGAAGACGGCGGGAGGGTGGGGGGATTCGATGATTCAGGACGAAGGAGGCAGCGCGGTATTGCTGAAAAATCCGACAATGAATGCCGCGTTCAGAATGTTGCCTTTCTACGATGACGTTTATTTTCAGAACACAGTCTCGACCGGGAACATCTACTTTTCTGGCGGGTATGGTGCGCAACTTACGGGTAGTGTGATCTTCAATACCTCAGGTAACGTGTACTTTGGATCCAGCAATTCTTGGATCACTGCTGCCGGTGCGCTGACGGGAAGACAGCTTGCACTCAACGGCGCCACCTCCGGCACCGTCACCATCTCCCCTCCCGCCACCGTCACGTCCTACACCATGACCCCGCCCGCAGCAGCCGCAACGGCAGCCGGCCAGGTGTGGGCGAGCACGGGGGCCAATGCGACGATGCAGTGGGTGACGCCAGCTACCGGCAGCAGCCCCCGTACAGTTTATTACATCACAGGCTCGTCTTTGCTTCGAACTGCTGGCAACGTGACTGGAGGGACTCTCGGACGTAGTGTGTCCACTACCCCGTCCAATCTGACGTTTAGTACGGCAGCAGACGCACCATTCATAGACCCTTGGCTGGCTGGTGCCTATACAGTGCAGGTCTACGCCAACACTATTTCGTCGTCCGCTAACATGTACGCTGTCATCAAGGACGGGACGACAGTTATTGCGACAACTCAGACTGTTACAGTGGCCTCGGGCTCACCGACGGCCTATAACCTGACGGCGACCACTGCAACGGACGCTTATCTAGGCGTCACCAGCGGGCAGGTGAGTGTTGAGATCTGGGCAGTTGTTAGCGCTGGCACTGC